ATCGTAGGATTGAGTGTAAGATGTGTTTTGAGGTAATAGAAAAATTAAGAGAGCTATGATATATTCTTTAAATGTGGAGGCATTCAAATTTCATCCATATGATATTGCGAATATCAATAAGGCTATAGAACGCTTTGGCATATCTGTTATAGATAAAAATGGATATTATTCCGTGGAGCGTGATGATACGCATATAATTATTAATGATGGGGATTTTATAGTCGTATCCCCTTCCGCTGATATATCCAGCTATTCAGGGTTGCCTGTTTATGAGTTTAAGGCATACACGAATGATCGTTTTATAAGACTTATGGAGATGAATAATCAACTTAAAGAATTAACTGATAAGATTTTTAATTATAATCCAAAGGAGGATCCACGTGATCCTATTTTTGGGAAACATAATATTAAAAAGAATGGGAAAAAGAAAATGGATAAGATAGTATATGAGTTTGATCCTAAGATATATCCGAGGAGCTTGTTCGTGATGAAAGGATGTGAGCCGAAGGATGTTATAGACAGGTTTACGACAAGGAATGGCTCTGAGTTCGAGATTGAGATAGAAGAGGGATCGGAACCAACCATGACTACTTTCCCTATGGTGAGATTTAAGGATACCGGTAAATACGGGGAACTGGTTGTCGTGTGGATAGATGACAAAGATGTCGATCTGTCTATGATCTCTCACGAGGCGTTTCATGTCTCTATGGATATTCTTAGCGAGTTAGGGGTCAAGTTTCATGCTGACAATCAAGAGCCTATATCTTATATGGTAGGGTGGTGTGCCAAATGCATATCGGATGTCGTGTCAGGGAAAAGTTGATAAGAATAATGATTATTTTTACTTAGGTAAAAAGCTCTTTAGGTATCTGGATTGAAAAACTGGGAGGATGTTCCTCCCGGTGGGAATCACCTTTTATGTTTACACTTACAAGGTGTAGATCGTCTGTGTCCTTTAACGACGGTTATACTACCATCGCTCTTTGTACGTGGGTAAGGATGCACAGATACGATCTTTTTCCCCTTTTTTGTTTGGCCGGCATCTCAGACTGACATGCTGGCTACCGATTGGATGATATTATAATCATCTTCTCGCGTTTTGATATTAGCCCCCGCTCTTTTGTGGGGGCTTTTTGTTTATCTTTGTCAAAAACATGAAGTTATGTCAAGTTGCGTAATTAAAAGAAATAGTAAGGGTAAGATAACCCGTGTCTTGACCCCTTCCGGAGAGGTATCTACCTTATTCGATAAGATAGCGGGCATAGCCGCCGCAAGTGACCTTAATAAGGCCGCTGAAGCTTATATGACTATTTATAACGATAAGTTCAGGTCTAAGTTCGGAGACTGGACGAGATCCGTGCCAAGGAATAAGGAGGCGGCCAGATCCATAAGCGCCAGACTTAGCGCCAGCGAGTGGGGGCAACTTATGTCAGCCAAGGTCTTGTCCGCCATAAGCGATATGGATGCCCCGGCGTTGGCCAGAAGCCTTGGGAATAGCGACAATGTCGTGGCTTATCTTACCTCCGGAGAGGTAGGTGATGTCAATGATATGGCTGTGGTAGATACGTCCACGGTACAGGAGGTGGATCTGGATTCCATAAACGAGAATAATGTTGGCGATACGATACTGAAAGAGGCGTCATGGGATGATATAAGGGCTATCAGGGAGAATATAGATATTAGGGAGACAGCCCGTATGTTATGGAAGGCCGTGGAAAGCGCTTTTACCGGGCAACGGCCTAATATCAGGGTGAAGGGTGGAAATATAGATGGTGAGATCATATTTTCTGGTAATGTCTTGCCGTTAAATAATATTGAGAATTATACTCCTCCATCTTCAAGACTGGTATATGATTCCGGTGAGCCTCGCCTGTTCTTTAGATCGGATGACGGCAAGATACACGACTCTTACGCCAACGCCATAAAAGGATCGTCCGGTGGGCGGGTCGAGGCCGGGTTCTTGGCCGGCAGTGTCGAGGAGAGCGACGTCCCGTCCGGTACGGCTGACATCTCCTTTGGCTCTTCCTCCATAACCCTCAATAACAGTGAGTCATTTATCCCGGTCCTTGGTATTAGCTCAAACTCAGATATAAGTACTCGTGGAGGGTTTATTAATTACCTTATCAAGAAAGGTATGTTGAGTGGGGAACGTATAAGACTAGGGGATAGATATTATCTTACTGGAGCCGGCAATTCTGATGGTCTTAAGATCTATAACGCTATGAATGCCTTATCCAGCCTCAGGAATAGGTTTGGAAGTCAATCCTCTGAGATGAACGTATTGGGTTCTATAGGTTTTGATACGGAGGTAAGTAATGATCTTGATCTTATCACTACGTCCGGGGAGAAGGTCACGGTAAGCAGGTATGAGATTAAAGGCATGTTAAGGCAAGGACGATTCGAGGAACTTAATAACAGATATGATGGATTCATGGAGCTAGCCTTGTCGTTGATGATGGAGGATAACGCCTTATACGGAAGCAATGTCCGTGGCGTTATTGAGAACGAGAAGGCGGAAGATCTTCAAAACAGGACCGATATAACCAACATCTTATCCACATTAGGTATCCGTGTGATGGGTATGTCCGAATATATGGATAAGTATAAGATGCGTAATGGCGTAGATCCTTCCGCTAGGGCGTTATCCGATATGGCTAATGGCGTGATAGCATTGGCTGAGGGGGCTACGGTAGAGGATCTTAATGAGGAGGTGGCTCACTTCTTGATCGATACTTATCGTAACCAGCAGGAGATTGACGAGATACTTGATTCTGTCGAGGGAACTTCATTATGGAACCAATTCGCTGGTCGTTACTATGAGGTGTATGGGAAGGAATACCAAGGAGAGGAGTTGGATCGGATGGTGAAGCGGGAGATCCTAGGTAAGATGCTGGCCCAGCGGTTCGTTCCGGGCATGGAGCAGGCGGTAGAGGATCTGACCTCGTCTGAGGACGTCCAGCTCTCCTTGTTTGGCAGGATGGTACGAGCCATACGTAATTTCTTCACCAGCCAAAGATCAGACTTGAACAAGGTTCTTGATAGGATAAAGGAGTCGGCGTTAGCGGATGATCCAAGCGCTTTTGACGTGCTTCTGTTGAAAGATAATGGTCATCTCATGTACTCATTATCGGATGTTGATGTGGCTAATAAGTTGATCAGGAACGGAAGATCATTAGAAAGGTTGTACGCTAGATTACAGAGAATGAGATCAAGCCAAAGCCAGAGGATTGGTGAGAGCATCACCCTCCTTCGTGATATAGGCGAGAAGGTAAGACAAGTTGGGGGCGAGCTTAATAAAAACAACAACCTATTATCCACTAAAAGCGTTATAGCTACAGCCAAGGCCGAGGTAGAGTATTTGGTTACGGTTGCCAGTAGCTTGCGTAAGAGCGACAAGGGGTTGGATTATGAGACGATACAGGTTATCGATAACGTATACGGGGAGATAGTGCCATTGATCAGGAATCTGCGTGGATTCGTCAATAATCAGGCGGCGGATTATTATAGCAACGATAAGGTTGGCATGGTAGAGGATATGGATGATATATTGCGGATGGCTGAGACATCTATGTCTGATATAAACGCCCTCCGTAGTGATCGTAACGAGGATTGGCTGGATGGACAGCTTCGGATGTTTAATATCCCGGAAAGGTATTGGGATGGGATAAAGAAGTTGGTGAATAACATCCATAAGGATATCAATGTCATGTCCCGATTCTTTGGCACACTGGAGCATAGTGGTAACGCTATCTTAGGCATGTTAGGGCAACGTCTTGCCAAGGCTTATAACGACGCTCATGTTGAGGGTGTGGCTAATATCAATAAGATGACTAAGATGATGAAAGAGCGTGGATGGGGGATAAAGGATAATGAGGATCTTATACGGAAGATAAACGGTAAGAACTCTGATTACCTTGACTCGTCCCGTGATTTCGCCAAATACGATTTACTGTATCGGACAGAGCAGGCGAAAGCTATTATTGATATATATGATCTTAAAAAGGTTACGGGCAAGACCGAGAAACAACTTATCGACACACTTTTATCTGATAAGGGGCTTAAGGTCAAGACTCGTGATGATATCGTAGGATATGATGGGGATAAGCCTATTACAAAGGAAGTATATCATATATTCAAGCCAAGTATCCAGAATTTTGATATCTCGGCCATGACATTCGAGGACCAGCAACGATATCTGGATACGATAAATAGGTGGTTGGATGAGAATCGTGAGAAACCTATGATTCAAGCGTATTACGATAAGATCGAGAATGTGAACAAGAAGGTAGAGGAAAGGCTGGGCCGTAGGGTATCACAAGCTACGTCCGATTTCATGACCCGTATCCGTAGAAGCCGGTATGTTGCTATGGATAAGTTCATTAAGAACAAGAAGGTTGATTGGGCCGCTTTCCAATCTGACCCTATAGCTTGGAGATCTTATCTGGATATCCTTCGTGACAGGGCTATAGCCAAGAGCGAGTGGTATTCTGACGGGACGCCAAAGGAAGAGGGGTCCGAGGCTCTGATGATGTCAGAGGAGATCAAGGCTTGGGATGAGGCATGGGCCGAGGAGTTCGGGAATACCAACGAGGGTCGTAAGGCTTCCGCCGAGTTCAAGGAGATACTTCGTGGGATAGAGCGGTCCGAGGGCGGCAAGGCGGCGTTTGAGTTCCTGCTAGCTGGCGGTCATCTTGGCTTCTCTAAGGATATGTGGGGATCCGAGGAGGGTGATTATTACGAGAATCTGGTTGATAAGATCACGGAGCAATCTGTATCATCATCAAGGATAGAGAAGGTAGAGGAGGCGATGGCGACAATAAATGAGATTAACGATCAGTTAAGACCTTTGCTTATTCAGTACCGGGACAGTACCAGATATGGCGAGTATGATTTCGATCGTCTTCGTGGATCATCGTCATTAAGGAAGATAAACGAGCTATACGACCGTCTGGCCGAGGCCAAGAGTGTTATTAACGCCGCCGCTTCCGCTGAGGCTATTGAGATGGATATGCCCGATACGGTGGAGAGTGGTGTCACGGATTCTTACCGTAACGCTTTAAGGGACGCCATGGCATACGACAAGGGTATGGATGAGATTAAATTCGCCAAGGAACATATGTCCGCCCGCTCCCGGAGTCAGGTGGATAGGATGGCCGCCAAGTTGTCTCGGAAGAACCCGTCATGGACGGCCGTGGAGGTATCGTTCTTGAGAAAGAAATACGGTCCTGACTTCAATAATAAGCTGGCTAACGACATAGCTATGGGTAAGGCTAATGAGGTTCTTGTTGAGTACGCCAGAACCCGACTGTATCCTTATATGAGAAAATACTCTCCCAAGGGATATTTTGATTTCGTTAGGAAGATAAATAACGGAACGTATAAGGTATCGGAGTTTTTTGACGCCATGGAAAATGGCATATCCAAGGAAGAAAGTATATCCCGTTTCGGATTCGATATCAACATGATCGACCTGACGATCAATAACCAGTGGCTTGATGAGGCCGACGCCGAGAGTTCTTTCCGCAACCCTAACTATAATCCCGATCTGGGTTACGGGTATCATACGCCTAGGTTCGATAAGTACAAGAACGAGGCTTTCTTCAAGAAATACGGTATTACCAACGAGGGGGAGGAAGCTACGATCAATAAGGATAAGTGGGAGATGAGGAAGGAGCTGCTTGACATAAGCCGTAAGGCTATGGAGGATTATGATGAGCGTTTCAGGAATATCTACCAGATACCACAAATATCCAAGGGCGGAGTTGAGAGGATGGTGCAGGCCGGTATCGATCCCAAGGCGGCCATCGGCAACGCCGTACGTGATATTGTTGGCGAGAGGGTGGATGACCCTATACATGGTCAAGGACAAGACTTAGGAGGGCTTGATGAGAACGATAACAAATATCGTATGATCCCCAAGTACTATCTGAGCAAGCTAGAGAATGCCGATGACGTATCCCATGACTTCGCGTACTCCTATTCCATGCTATCCCTTCAGGCGGCATCTTATAAGTATAAGAGAGCTGCTTTGGATGATGTTATGGGATATAGGAATATGATGCTTGAGACACAATATGATGGGGGAAAGAATCCAGAAGCCACTCATGCCTACAGGATGTTTCAGGACTGGGTTAACGCCAGTATCTATGACGTTAGGATAAACAATAAGCGGACTGAATGGAATATAGGCAATTATAAGGTCGATCTTAATAAGCTGGCCCTTATGTTTACCAAATTTGTGTCCAAATCCAACTTAGGCTTCTCCCCGTTCGTGGCGGCTACCGGTGCCCTTACCGGGCAGGCCAACTTCCTTTTGGAAGGTATGGTAGGACAGTACATAAGCAAGGACTCCATGAAATACGCTTATGGAGAAGCTCAGAAACAGTTAAGTACGTACGTGTCTGAGATCGGGGACATAAATCGTACCAATAAGTTATATGTTGTCGGTGAGGCCCTAGGCGTATTCAACGTTCGTAACCGTGTAAGATCGGCGGCATATAACAAGATCTGGAGAACCTTATTCCGGGATCTGCCGTTTAAGATGATGGAGGTTTTGAACTCTCCTTTGGACCCGCAGGTTATTATCTCGGTGATGGATGACACCCGCCTGTATGAGGGTCAGTTCTGGTCATATTCTAATTTCAAGGAGATGATGATGAAGGACAGGAATATGTCCGCTAATGAAGCTAAACGTGATTGGGAGCGTTTAAGGGATTATTCCATATGGAACTTAGTAAATGTCAAGGACGGGAAGATCGTGGCTAAAAACGAAGCTAATAAGGATATTATAGACCGATACATACCTACATTGTCCAGCAGGGTCAGGAGTATGGTGCAGATATGCAACGGCGCCCTTAACGAACAGAACCGGGTGGGGGCTAGCCGGAACGCTATCCTTAACATGGTGCTCCCTCATCGTGGATGGTTTATACTTGCCATTCAACGGGCATACAAAAAAGCCGGGTTTAACTTCCAGACCAACCAGTTCGAGGAGGGATATATGAGGACATTATGGCGATTGGCGGGGAATGTCTATAATACGATGTCCGAGGGTCGTATGGGAGAGGCGTATGACGTGCTTAAAGAGGAATATGATAAGCTTACACCTTATGAGCAGGTTAATATCAAGAGATCTATTATCAATATGGCGGTATTCGCCACGATGATGGCTATAGGAAGGTCCTTGATGGGATATAGGGAGGATAATGAGGATAGCTGGTTCGGGCAGTTCATTACCTATATCGGGTTCAGGACGATCAATGAGATCGCTTCCCAGACATCACCGTTTATGGAGCTTAACGCCATAGATATGCTGCAAGATCCGCTGGTTACGGCCCGGAAGTTAGGCGATCTCACCGATCCTCGGAACTGGGATCCGTTCGCTACCGTCCAGACCGGCGTGTATAAGGGCGAGAGCAAGCTATGGAGGCAGCTCATGAAGTTCTCGTTTGGTAAGCAATGGTATAATATCAAGACGGCTAGGGATATTAAACAGACATCCGACTACTGGTTGATGACCAACGGCATGACGATGGGATTCTTCTTAGGAGGCAGGAATAAGGATGAGTCTGGGGAGGACGCTAATTGGTATTTTGATAGAGGAAGATAGCTGATATAGTATGACAAGAAAAAAAATAGCCAGCAGATTGCTTAAAACAATCAGATTGGCTATTTTTGTATTCCCACCTATCCATCCCGGACGGATGGGAATAAATAATTATCAACTATGAATGCAAATGTAAGCATTTATCAAGATTCTGTGAAGGATAGTAGCGGAATTTTGACGTCTGAATCCAACGAAATGGGATTGTCTACCATTTTTAATTACAATGGAAATAATGTAGCTTTTATTAAGACCAGTTATGGTATTCTTATTAATGCCACTGATATGGCTCGCCCATATAATAAGAGACCTGTCGACTATTTAAGGCAAATGTATGTAAATGAATTAGTTAGTACAATTGTGAGCCAGATACACATATCTGAGGATCAATTAGTTATAAAAATGAGAGGAAGCTCTGAAAACGGAGGAGGAACATGGTTGTATGAGGATGTGGCTATAGATTTCGCCCAATGGCTTGATGTTAAATTTAAGGTTTGGTGTAATTCTAAAATAAAGGAACTTCTTACTACAGGCTTGGTAAAGTTGCCAAATTTTAATAATCCTCCAGAAGCGGCAAGAGCATGGGCTGATGAGTATGAGGCTAGGATGAAAGCCGAGAAGGAAGTTAGATTAGCTTTGGAGGCTAAGGAAAAGATTGAGAAAGAGAAGAGGATGGTTCAAGCTGAATTAAATACAGCTATAGATACTATAAAGGAGAATGAACCGGTAATTGATATGTTTAAAAGGTCTATTCCAAGAGAGGGTGTCCTTATCCGTGAATCATCAAAGTATTTTGAGCAATTTGGCTATTATATCGGGATTAAGAACATGTATCCGTTATTACAGGAATTAAAATATGTTTTTAGGAATGAGAGAGGTAGGATAGAAGCATATCAGTCCGCTCGTAATTATGGATTAGTTACATATGGGTCTGATCCCGGTGATGAATACTGGGAGGCTAAAGCCATGACCGTCATGATAACATTGAAAGGATTTGTTAAGCTAGAGGAGTTGTCAAGGAAGAAAAGAGATGTTTTTAAGAGATATGGACATTTCTATGATAATGTATGAGTATTGTAAGGATAGAGGCTTATAACCTCTATCCTTATTTATATACTACTCGTCCCATTGCTCCTAATAGCTCTTTATCATCCTGCTCCTTTACCTCTACATAATAATATCCCTTGAAACAAAATTTCTTTTGATCGGGATCTGACAAGAACTTTTTATATTCCTCGAATCCTTCATCTGAAAGATGATAAGCCTTTCTTTTTTGCTGAAGTAATTCATCTGATTCTAGTATCTGTTTTTTAGTAGCCATAATAACGTCATTTTTTTTATTTTACGATTTTTAGACGATGAGGTATTCTACCTACTCCACAAAGTTCCCCATTTTCTGATTTGACAATTTTTACTCCATCAATAGAATGATAGATGTTTTTTGTAGGATCATTCAAAAAATCTTTAAAACTTTCCAGTTCTTCATCTAATAAGAAAAATTCTTTCTTGCAAAGTTCAATGTCCATATAATGATTTTTTAAGGTTGTTATATATCTTGTAATAAATACTCTTCTATTTTCTTAGCCATATCAATAAGCATCTCACATCTAAGGTCGTTAAGATCCTTACAAAACCTCATTTCCTCCTCATGCTTTTCCTCCGGCGATCTGTTATCACTTACGCTGTAGCATGGTGATGAGTGTATCGGTATGGGCTTCATGGCATCTATGGCTAATTTGATAGACTTTTCTTTGATATCGCTCATACTATTTTCTTTTTGTTCCCAGATCATGCCGCTATGAAGGCAATTAGGATCATCAGCATGATTTATTAAACAAATCCCTTTGTCGTAAAAACAACATCCCGTACAACTCTCTTCTTCTATCTCAGGGATAGCTATGTATTCTTTCCCTTTATATATTTTAACTTCTCCTTTTCTTATCTTATTCATCTTATTAGATTTTTATATCCTACATGTTTCAACTGCTCTTCGGTAGCTTTCTCCTTCGGGAACTTCCCGTGCCATTTACCGGGCACCACGACATCACGGCCGTCGGGACTGGTAGCCAGCCTCCCGCATTCGCTGCACAGCCCCATGCCCTTGTACGGCTGTAGCTCCTTGGCATACTTGAATTTGTCCACCATATACTCGTTTGTCAACATCCAGTAACTAGACGTGGCGGTATTATCGACACAACCGCATTTAGCGCATACAAACAGGCTCATAGTAAGTTCTTTTTTGCCTCATTAAACAACCGTTCTACCATATTCTCAAATTCACCATCAGGTATATCTATTATATCTTTTGCCTGTACTTGGATGTTTTCACCTTTTGATAAAGAATAGTAATTATTCTTGACATCGCAATTAGCTACAGTGCCATTTATGTAAATAGAATCATCTGGTTCTAAATTATCCGCATAGCCATTCATACAAGATGTATGGATATGACATATATCATCTATTCTTATCATAAAAGAATCGTCGTGTTTAACATATTTCCCAATGACCCATTTATATTTTTCCTTTAGATCAATCTGTATTTTTATCCTTTCCGCCATTAACTGGGCTTCTAATTCTTCAATCTTATTCATATTCTATCTATTTTAATATTATTGTTATTAAATCTGTTTATCATCTCATTAAAGAATTGACGGTCTATCTCTATGAGCAAACAGTCCCTTCCCTCCTCGTAAGCCGCTATGCCTGTCGTTCCGCTTCCCGCTACCGAATCCATTACCATATCTCCCGGATTCGTATATGTCCGTATCAAGTATCTCAATAACTCCACCGGTTTCTGATTGGGATGGATGGCCGATTTCTGCTTGTCCGTCTTGAACGTCATGACCGATAGCGGATATCTTTCCGTGCTATCATACGTAGTTAGACCAGCCTTTCCATATAGCTCCGTTTCCTTACATCCTACCTTGCTGGAGGCTTTGGATACTTTCCTTGCGTGACCATAAGTCTTTTGGGGATTATATGTATGTTTCCCAAGCGGCATGGGCGAGAAGATAAGTATCAGCTCATGGTTTCTTAACGGGGCTTTCTTGGCGTTAAGGAAACCGGTAGGGGTTGTCTTATGCCAAACAAGATCGTACCTGTACCATCCCGCGGGGGCGGCTCTCATGATCTCGACCGCCGCCGTGAGGGAACAGGTGACGGCTACCACCCCGTCCGGAGCTAACATTTTTTGGATTATTCCCCACATTTTGTCGTAGCTAAACTTATTCTTATCATATCTAGCTTGTGTTATCATATAAGGAGGATCAGCGAATACAAACCTTACCTTTCCTACCATATCCTTGAATATGGACATCGCCATACCCATATCCCCGTTAAACGCCCTTACTTTCCCGTTCATCATCAACCCTCTCCACTTTAATTGTTCCCATATCACCTGAAGGTAACGTAATACCGCTATACACGTTATTCCAGTTCTCGTCAATGGCCAACTGATGTAATATCGACCTATATATCTGGTAGGTGTTACCGATAAGTCTCTTCCTATTTATCTTATCCTTACTACCCCCATCATATCCTATATGCTCATAATCCCCAAGATCAGGGAACAGTCTTCTTCTTATCGCTCGTGAGTTATTGACTATAAAGCTTCTTATCCCCAGCGTTTCCGCTCCATCCATATCATTTATCAACGTATCTGTCGTATGTTGTAGGTCCATGTCGCCAGCGGCGAATCTACTGATGTCTTCCACGCATTGGGATATCAGCATTAGCTGCTCCCTTGTCAACGTTATTTTCACAACTTACAAAAGTTTCATCACACTAACCAATATATAAATCTTAACTTCCTGAAATTTTCTCACT